GCAGGGAGTTGCATGAAAGGAACAAAGGAGGAGGACCCCAAGACAACAATCTGATGAAAGCTTTTATGATTTAGCTTTAAGATGTTTTGTTCGAGAATCTTCTGGTACTCTTTGGAATGTGATGATTGATTAATCATATCACCATTCTTCCAAATCTCAAATACGTTTGGCTTAATGCCACGTATAATTTTATATTTTGCTTTACCTATTACAAATGTTACTTCAACCACACAGTTTTTATTATTAACTGTGTTTATAAGTTGTGGTTTATTAATGTTACGATGTGGTTTACCAAACAAACCAAATGCAATTGCATCTAGCATAGTTGATTTACCAGCACCGTTTTGGCCTACGATTAAAGTAGACTTAGATTTATTAAGATCAATATTAGTCCAATTGTTTCCGGTAGATAGGAAATTCTTAAACCTCAACGATGTAAATGTTATCATACTGTTTCAATAGCCTGTGCTTCAGTCATAAGATTACGCATAGAAAGTTTTAGTCTGTCTTTATCTAATTCAGTTTCTACTGCTTCAATATACGTATCTAATAGTTCTGTTGTTTCTTCAATAGAAACAGATTCATCTTCTACGCTAGACCCTAAAAACTCATCGAAGTTTTCAGCAATCTTGAGATCGTGAATCTTTCTATTTTGTATTCTATCAATAAATCGATCAAATGTAAATAAATCTTTTTTATTGACTATAACTATTTTTACAAACTTACCATCTAAATTAGTTACGTTATACTTATTATAATCTGTTTCTTCGTCATTGTACACTATTTTTTGAAATAAAGTATGATTATTTTGTATTGCTTCTAGCTCACGTGTTTCTGTATCAAGAATATGAAAATGCTTAGGATCGTGAGCATCGTTCCAAGAGAATTCCATTTGTGTACCAAGATATGTCACGTTATCTTTTTGAGACTTTGTATGATAATGACCAGACAATACTCTCTCAAATCTTGAAAGTTCTTTGTGATCTAAACCATGTGGAGCAAGAACACCACGCAGTACGTTAAATCCAGCGAATTCAAAGTGACCACCAATCCAATCACACTTAGCAGTCCTTAAAAACTCCATAGTCTTATCATGATTCTCTGGACATATCCATGGAACCATACCCATCTTTAAAGAACCATATTGCATAACTGTTGGCTCATGTATAATATGAACCTCATTCATATAGTGTCCTAATAATTCTTTGAGTGAGTTTAGTTCGTTAGTGTTTTTGTAGTAAGTATCGTGATTACCACAAATAATATCCATTGTTATCTGTTCTTTTCGTAACCGTTCAAGAAAGACATGACGATTACGGTTAAGGGCACGGAAATTGATAAACTTCCTGTGATCAAAGTAGTCGCCAAGGTGAACGATATGGCGAATACCCCGTTCCAAAAGAGTAGGAAAAAATACATCATTATAAAATTTCTCTGCGTTATCGAGAAATATGTCAGAAGAATTGCGAATCCCACAATGAGTGTCATTTATTATTGCTACTTTCATTTGTTACCATTCCACCATTGTCCGGTGGCATTCATAATATTTAAGATTATAGTTCTGCGAGGTTCTGTCCCGCCATGTGTATCGAAAGAATGCCATGTTGAATCACTTCGGATAAATCCGCCACCACCATTTACGATCCACGGCATAGTTTTTACAATTGGACCATCTTTTGTTTTATATAGGCGTGTTCCATTTCCTTCTGCTGATACGTCAAGAACAAATGTAATTTTCTTTACTGAAATGTCTCGATGAACAGAATGCTCCCAATCAGGTTGAATAGTATGCATTTCAATATTCATCTCACAATTAGAGTTGTCATGCTCTGGATCAACTTGAGCTGCAAGTTCATACATTCTCTTAGAAAGTATACTACGTATTTCTTCTGATATTAAAGATACACGAAAAACATTTCGTCCTTCTTCAAGTGGTTTTACGTTGTTAACGTGGTAATCTCTAACGATATTAAATTCTTCTTCAGTCAAAAAATCTGTTACTTGATAATGATTCCATGGATCATCATAGTATTCAATTTTCATTGAAAGAACCCTGTTAAATCAGAATCTACTTTTTGTACAGGTCTTTTACGTTTCTTTTCTTTCTTAGCAAATTCTTTTATTTCACTATCGTAATCTTTAATTTTTTCTATTCTATCTTTTAGAGTGTCAACAAAGTGTGCTGCCACGCTATTATCTGTTTCGTCTAGTAAGAAAACTTCTGCTCCTGATTGTGACATATATTTAAACTTAATGTCTTGTTGTTTCTTTTCTTTAGCAATACGTCGTAAGAATGCATACCATGAGATCTGTGTAAAGTATGCAAATGCATTAGGTTTACCTGATCTTGTGGCTGCTTCTAAGTTATAATTTTCGATTGCCTTTAAACAGTTTTCGACTGCGTCCATAACCATTTCTTCACGATATGTATATCGGATAAAGTTTGATTTATGGGAAAGTCCTTCTGCTATTTTAAGAAAGCATTGCGCAATGTAATCGGGAACAACAGGAAGAGCCTCTTCTTTAGATTTGGCCTCTCTTACTTCTGTAACGTATTCTACTACTGCTGTTGAAAATTGTGCATTATTTACATAATGTGGTCTATCTTTAGGTTTCATAATATATCCTTAATATAATATAATTCTATCACGTTTTTGCACGGATGTACACTAAAAAAATATTTAATTTTGCTAAATTAACTGTGTACAATACCAGAAAACTGGTGTATAATAAAAGAGTAAGCTTGAGGGTGGACAGTATACCCTAATGAAGTTTATTTTTATCTACCGAAAATTTAATAATATTACTTCCGGCGCCGGAATCAACGTCAATCTCTCCGGCTTCAGACATTAATATTTCATGTTGTTTTTTTACAAATGCATTATACTTATTTCTCATATCATCCATATTTTCTTTAGCGCCGCCTTCATCTTCCATCGCGGTTTCAATTGCTTTAAAATATTCTAAAATAAGATCTTGATTAGGATTTGCTTCTGAAATAATATGCGCGCAGTTTATTATCTGGAAAGCTTCTTTTGTCATTTGATACATCATAAATGGGCGAAATGCATAGTATCTAGTACCATTTGCCATGTTGTCCATTTGTACCATTTTCATGGTTTTGCGTATAACAATGGCATCATCTTCTTCGTGGTATTCAACCACTTCGCACATGATTTCATCATCGTTAGCTAATTTAAATTGTCTAATTTCCAATTGGCACCTCTATGATTTTATAATCAAATTTTTCTTTATTATATATTTTTACTCTTTCCTCGCTGTGGAGGATCGCATAGTTCTTCCTGCTTTTCGTTTGTAAGTCGTCGGCAATATCATATAATCTCGTTCTGCGGCCATCATCCGCTTTTCTGAGTCCTCGACCGATTGATTGTAGGACTTTGATTTGTGACTTGGACGGAGAGGCGAAGATAATATTGTGAAGATTTTTAATGTTGATTCCTGTACTAAATGTACCCAAGCTTGCAACAATGATAGCATTTTTCTGTTTCTCCGTTATTTCTCTTATAGCTTCTCGATCTGAAGTTTCTACCTCGCCTGATACGTAAAATATTTTTCTATTTTCTTCGGCTTTGTCATTAATCATATCAAAGAGAGGCTTGCCGTGCTTTTCAACAAAGTTAAAAAGGACGAGAGTATTTCCACTAGCATCCAAAGCCAGATTGCGAATAAAAGTGTTCCGAGACTTATTTTTAACAATCCAATCGATCTCATCCTGATATGTCACCTTTCCGAGAGACTTACGTACCTCTTCATTATATTTTAATATAATTATATTTATATCTAATTTAGCAAGTGTATTATTGTCTTGCAGAGCCTTGGTTGTTGTTACTCTATGTATTTTTCCAAACAGTCCCTGTAGGACGAGGTGGTGGACTTGTGCATTATCCAGAGTGCCAGTTGTACCAATTCTATATTTTGCTTCGGTACATTTGTTCATAATGTCAGTCAGAGATTTTGATTTAAATCCATGGCATTCATCTCCAATAACCATACCAAATTGATCAAACCAGTCTTTAGGCAGCTTATATATTGATTGCCATGTAGATATTACTACTGAAGATTCTATATTATCTTTATCTTTACCAGAATATATTTTATGTATAGCTCTCTCGGCTAGACCATAATCGACAAAATCTTTTTGCATTTGTTCTACTAACGAGGTTGTAGGTACAACTACTAAGACTCTTCCAGCTTTAGGATATCTGAATCCATCTGCAATATATTTTAGCCATAACTGAGATAAACAATAGATGATTAA